GGCCATTTGAGGGACGAGACTTGCCCCGATGACCGTGGCCAATCCAACAACCAGCGCCTTCGACCCTGGTCCGAAGGCACGGTTAATCAGTCCGATCAAGTCGCCCTGTGTAATCGCATCGCTGACCGCATACGCAGCATCAGCAACCTTGCCGAGCGCCCTTGTGAACACCGGAACGGCTGGCCCAATCATCGATTCACTTATGCTGTCAACAGCATTTTTAGCCCGATCAAGCGCACCGGCAAACGTCTTTCCTGCTGCTTCGGCTGACCCGCCAAATTCCTTCCGCAGTTCTGCCAGCACAATCTTTTGAGCGCCAATCAGGTCGCCAGCATCCTGCATCGCTTTGATTTGAGCCTTCTGGGCATCCGTGAACGTCACGCCGACACGTGTCAGCGCCGTGACCCCAGCGGTCGGGTCGTTCAGCGCCTTGCCGAGCTGGATTGCCGCACCGGAGGCATCGCCACCCATAGCGGTTGCAAGGTCAGCCATTATCCCCGTAGCTTGGTTGAAGATATCATTGTTTGCTCCTGCGGCGTTCTTGATGTTGGTGAACGTTAGTAGCAGGTTCTCGCCCTTTGCGATACTTTCGGCCTCAATTCCAGTTTTTCGCTCCAGCGCGTCAGCCAACTGGCCCACCTGGTCGGCTGAGATACCTGCCGCACCACCAGTAGAAGCGATGACCGCAGCGGTTTGTCCGGCGATTTTATCTACCTCCGCCAACGCGTGAATCGCCCCGGTGATGCTCTCCGTGATGGCGCCGAAAGCCCGTCCGGCCAGGTCGGCCCCGAGACTGCCAAGGAAGGCACCTTTTAGGGTATCACCGAATCCGTTAACCGTTCGTGTGGCGTTTTGAATTCCGGCGTCAAGTCCGGAGATGTCGGCGCCAATTTTAACGACAAGCGATTCAGCCATCAGCGCCTTCCCTTGCTTCGAGCGGCCTTCACGGCCTTCTCCTCCTGCTCTGCCTTCAAAGCGTAGTATGCCACCCAATCCGTGTATTCGTCCACGCTTATGCGGTTTCGCAGGTCGCGCCGGGTCATTTTAAGCTCACGCGCCAGGTGCAACTCGAACCAGGCGTCCGTGTCCCGGCTTAGTCTTTTTTTGCCGCAGCGACGTCAGTTTTGAGCACGCGCCCAATGGCCTCATAAACGCGATTAAGCGCAGCCATCGACTTGTCGCGCAGTGCCTCGAGGTGCTCTTCTGAAAACTGCGGCTCGACCACGCAAGCCAGGAAAAGTTGTTCGCTAAACTTCGCTTCGTCACGTGACGTCACCGGGCTCTGACCTGGGCCCGTCGGAGCCAGTATAACCTCAGATGCCTTGCCGATTTTCTCGAAGGCGGCGCGGGATAGGCCTCGCACCTTAACTTCACCACCCCATTCAGGTACTTCGACGATTTCGCTTGGAATGTCATCAGCACCTAGAATCTGTTCAACGCTTAGGATTGCCATGTCGCGCCTCCTTTAAATCAAAAGACCGGGTCAGCCTAAGCCGCCCGGTCCAGTATATCACGCGGTGCCTTAATACGTGCCGCGGGTAACAGCGCCAGTAACCTGGGCTTCGGCAGAGAAGGTCACCACATCACCGACCGCGCCAGTCACCTGGTATGATGTCAGGAAGCACTCGCCAGAGTATTTCACGTTTGTCACGGTGCTTCCAGCAGGCCCGTACTGGAAGCTGATAGAAGCAGACTGGCCCAAGACCGGAGCCAAGATACCATCAAGGGTAGCATCCCACTTGCCGCTGAAGGAGATTGTCGAGTCCTTCAGGCCGACGATGTAATCCTTGTTGCTGTCCCCGAAAGTCGTTGTCTCAGCAGTCTCCACAGTCTGTGGGAAGTCCACAGAATCACAATAAGCTGAGATGTCGGTAAGGGTACCACCGGAATTATCGATCCGAAAGTCAGTTGATTTGCCGTGAACGAAAGGCATCGAATCCTCCTATTTTCTTGCCGCCGTGACGGCCACTGTGCGCGCTCCAGATAGACCAGTCCACGTTGCTCTGATGTACCGATTAACTGTACCGGTAGTCGTCTTGTGTTCCGATCCGGTTGCAGCCAAAGTCGTAAAAGTAACGAGGTCTGTGAAGGTGACGTTATCCGTACTGTGCTGCACCTTGACGACCAGGGACGCCGCAGCATTAGCCGTGACGTGTAGGTTTGCGGTCAGCCCGTTCGCGCTCGACGCACCGTTATCAACACTCGTGTAGTTCTTGGTAGTCCCGCTGTAGGATGCCAGGTCGGCAAGCACAACACCACGATAAGCACCAGACGAGCCCGTGCCATCCACCTGGAACTCTGCGCTGATTGTCACAGCATCACCAACCGCTCCGGTTATTTGATAGCTGGTGTCCAACGATTGGACAACCAGGCACCGATTACCGATGGTAGCCGCGCCGGACTCGACCACCGACAGAACCGAAGCGGTCGAGCTGCCAATCGCAGCGCTCATCGCGTCGTCCACAGCTCCTGTGCTACCATCAAAGAAACCGCCCACACTCACGGTCCCGTCGCGTAGCCCGGTGACGTATGATTTTGCGCTGCTGCCGAAACAGGTTGTCTCGGCTGTTTCGACCGTGATGGTCTGGTCTGCGCTGTTTAAAAAGGCCGAAAGGTCGTAAGCGTTCAGGAGGACGGTGGTCCCTTTTCCGTGAATGAATGGCATTACTCATCGCCTCCCGCTTCCACGATTTCAATCGCGCCTTGTTCAAGGAGCCAAGGAATCGACTGCTTAGGTATGTCAGCGCAAACGTCGCCCGGTTCGCGCCGGGTCGTCCCGTAATCCAGTCCGATCAAAACCTTGTACTGCGTCACGCGACCACCTCCAGTAAGAACTCGACCCCCAAGTACTGTACACCGGCCATTTCGTACGCGCCATAACCCTGCGCTTGAAGTACTCGCGTGGTCTGGGCGACTGCTCCGAGCGTGGGGTCAAGGTCAATCGCGGCCCTTACGCTGGATACGCCATCTGCGCTCACATAGTCATCTAGGATGGTCTGTGCCTCTTGCTCAAGCACTGGTCCGGTGTATACTCTCACCGGGATTTGCATCTTAGCCACCGGGCTGCGGAAGGCGAAGTCATACTCGATTGTGCTTGGCATCCCGACGATTGCACACGGGACAATAATGCTGTCTGGAATCGTGTCATAGACGTTCAGGCTGCTGATAAGGTCAAGTTGATTGCCGATACCGGCCCTGACTGCGGCGATGCTGCTCATTGGATTCTCAACCTACGCAGCGTGTCTCTTATCCATCCGACATACTTTGTCGAGTTATCCTCAAGCGTTCCGCGAAGATACCGCCTTGGCTTCAGCCCTCCGCGCTTCATAATGTTTTCTGCTACTTTTTCTGCCATCGCCTCTGGATTGCGTGCACGTCTAACAGGTCGCCAGTTCATAAGCTGCTCAGGCGTCGGAGCGGTGCGCCGCCGAGGCCAATTCGGATGGTCGTGGACCAGTCCTGTCCCATATTCCATAAATGGCGCGTATTTGAGCGTCCCTTGGTCGCCAATGACCCCTACATCAACCATTAGAATTATCGGATCGGTGTTGACTTGATGCGTGATACTTGCCTTTAGTTGACCATACCCAACTGGCGCTCGGCGCTTCGCTTCCGTCTCGGCGTGACGACCCACGTTTACCAGCGTATGCCTAAGCGGCTCGCGCGCAAAGCGGTCATCGCGGAGCGCGGCCACCATGGCGGCTGAATCCACTTTGATGCTGATTTCGTTAGCAGGCATAGATATCAAGCCTCCGGTATGGCTGGATTAACATCCGAACCTCCGGGTCTTTAGCCTGGATGCGCGTATAGCCCAGTTCCGGAGTTCCAATGACGCCAAAGGCTGCATCGCGTCGCTTGAAGAAGCGCACGGCTAGAATCAGGCAAGCCTGGTTGATTGCGTCAGGGTGCGAGCCCGTCGCGTTATGTCCGAAAGTTCCGGTAATTTTCACACCCCGTCGATTGGTTGGGAACGGCTGGTGACTTGTGGGAGACTGGTGAATGCTCGTGTAGGGCGTGTGACCGGGCTCAAGTTCGTAATCTGTAACACTTAGTGCTACATAATTGCGATTCCCACGGTCGCAGGCAAGTTCTGTGATGCTCAAAACGTCATCAGCTAAGGATATGTAATCCGACGCTTCGGCCTGGTAATATCTGGTTTCAGTGGTCGCGAAAAAAACACGTCTGCATTCAGCATCAATCGCCCGACTTGCCGCCTCGATGCTTGATTCCATACGCGAATCCTCGTTCGTAGTCGAGGTGCTGAGGTAGGTTTTTAACTGTGAGAGCGTGGCGTACCCGTTCGTGATTGCCATCGTGTTACCCCGTATGCGCGTTGGCGATGACTGTTACCGCTCCGCTGAGATACGAATTCACACGCGCTCGAAAATGAGTGCAAGCCCCAAGGCCATCAATATGGTACATCCCCGTCCCTGTCAGCGCCTTGGCCTTTGTCTGCCCAGTCGAGTTTAGGTCGTATGCCGCAACCTCTATCCAGTTGACATTATCCATCGTTGCTTCGAGATAAATCGTGGCGTTGAATGTTCCGCTAATCTGGATTCCGACAGAGTCGAAACCTTGTAATGACATAATCACGCCGTTTCCGTTGGCCGTTGCGGCATCTTGCAGTTTGACGGCGCCCAATTGACTCATCGCTTGCCACCCTTGCCACGCATCATTTTATCCTCCAATTCAGGTTCAACTTCAACTGCCTCAAAAGACCCAGCCGAATCTGACACTAGTGCACGCTCAAGGATTTCATCATCCACAATATCACCGACGGCGAAAACGCCAAGGCTTGATTTATATGGGCTAACGCACTTTAGCATTTGACCTCCAAAGTCAGGGAGCGGGTTTCCCCGCCCCCATCTTTTCTCAATCCTAGAGCGTGATATTATAGAGCACGTCGGCGAACTCGATTCCGCTGGCCGCGCCCGTAGGCGAGAACCGGCCCAAGCCCATCCGCAGGCTGTATACGATGCGTGACTGGTCGGAACCAATCAGGCGCTCCGTCTCCACCTTCACGCGACGACGCCAGCCGGCTTTGAGGCCACGCATATTGGCACAGACCACCTGCCCTTTGACGTTATTCGCTCCCGTGTTGGACACTTTCCCGGTGGCATCAGTCAGGGACATCGCCATTGACGTAATGAGCGGGTTGCGCCCAATCCGAAGGAGCTCGCCGGCCAAAACGGTCGCGCCAGGACCATACTTGTCGACAGTCAGAACCTCTGTCAGGCGAGCGATGTTTTCAGCGGTCTGCGGGTCCGTGATATACACGACATCCTCTGGCCGGATCGGATGACCCCAGTCCACGA